TACAGTAACGGAGATCCTGTACGATGCCCTGAAGCATTAGAAGAGGACTGGTGGTACAGCGAACCAGATAGCGGGCCGTGGTATTGTCACTACGACCCTGATGAGTAATTATGACAGATAATGTAAATAAACCCCCGCACTACACCGCACATCCGAGCGGTGTGGAGTGTATAGAAATTACGGAGCACATGAACTTCTGCCTGGGAAATGCAATAAAGTATTTGTGGCGAGCAGGACTCAAACAGAATGAAGTAGAAGATCTAAAGAAAGCCGTTTGGTATATCAACAGAGAAATCGAGAGAATAGAGAATGGTAAAGAAGAAAGAGTGGGAGAACCTGTCTCCATCGAATATCGAGAAAGTGATAACCCTCTTGAATGCGCAGGATGGGGCACGCCCGATAACAAAGAAGGAAGCGTGCGCGATACTAAATATTTCGTACAATACGGCAAGACTGTCTAGTATCATTGATGAATATTTAGGACATAAAGAATATGTACAATTACGAAAATCTCAGAATCGAGGCAAGCCCGCAACCGATATGGAAATCGCAGAAGTCATTCGAGATTACTTATCGGGGGATTCAATTGCAACCATTGCAAAATCATTATACCGATCTTCCGGATTTGTCAAGTCCATTGTGGAAAGAGTCGGTATCCCAAGTAGAGGAGTATCTAAAGAAGAACGGCTTTCTATAGGCTATCTACCAGAAGAGTGTGTAGCCGAAGAGTTCTCGCCAGGTGAGATTGTTTGGTCGGCTCGACATCATGCTCCTGCAGAAATACGTTATGAGCTATCAGTAGCTTATCAAGCCGAAAAAGCAGGCTTTAAAGATACAAATTACGAAAAGAAATATGGAGCTAAGTGCTATAATATTTGGGTAACAGAACCTTTTGATAGTAATAAAGAGTTCTGGATTGGAGGTATTGAAAGTGGAGGATTCTATGCAACTGCTCTTGCATACGACCTCGGCTCACTTAAACATCTAGAAAAGTATGGAGTTGACCTCTCACGTTTATAAAAATAGTTCTTGACAACTTCCTTATATTGAAGTATAATATATTTTCAAAAGTGAGGAAACCAATGGGCGACCGATTTTATCAACAACAACTTAAATCACTGGGTGCATGCCCAGGTTCAACTAACAAGAGGAAACGTAGAATGGCATGGGATGACGACAAGAAAGCTCAAGCAGTAGCGATGTATGAAGAGCAGGATCCTACCCCCGAAACAAGCATGGAGATTGTTAAAGCAATCGCAGAAGAACTAGAAGAGTCACCCAACGGTGTTCGTATGATTCTTACCAAAGCGGGTGTATATGTAAAAAAGACCCCAGCTACTGGTGGCAGCACTTCGGCGAAAGGTACTAGCGGCGGTGGTCGTGTATCTAAAGCAGCAGCTCAAGAAGCTCTCATCGCAGCTCTGTCTGATGCAGGTCAAGAAGTTGACGAAGATGTTATTTCAAAGCTGACTGGCAAAGCAGCTCAATACTTTGCTGGTGTTATCGGTAACGTAGCCGCTAACTAATTAAGTTTTACTTGAACCACTCTCTTGGCGGAGAGTGGTTTTCTGCTATCTGAAGAAAGAACCTTAAAGTTCGGCAAAGTAAAAGATTTTACTGACCTGCTACCTAAGGAGTATTTGTGAATAAAAAAGAATTAGCAGACCTTGTAAACGACTGTGGTGACGCAATCATTACTTATAGGAGTGAGAACTCAAATAAGTTAAAGTATAATGTTTGTACCCTGGATTTTTCCACACCATATATACAAAATAAGAAAAACAGAGCAAAAGAATCTGACGAGACACTCCTTTTATTTTGTTGGGATACGGACTCGTATCGCCTATTAAAACCTAGCAATGTTACTAGTGTTGTACCATTGTCCTCGGTTTTACAAAACGAGAGGTAGTAGTCATGCTACAGTTACATGAAGCTCCAGAAACGTATGAAAGAGTCATACATTATGACGAAGAAAAAGAAGTACAAGTACGTTTAATAGTAAGCAGTTTTAGGGGGATTGAATACTTGCATCTTCGTAAGTATTACTTGGATTTCAACGAAGAGTGGAAACCTACACCAGAAGGAGTAGCTATGCCACTTGATTTCAATAACTCTAGAGAATTATTTGTAGGATTAACAGAGATACTATCTTTGGCTGAAAGTAAAGAAATTATAGAAGAACAATTCCAGGACCTAATCGATAACCTTTACTTAAAATAGTTCTTGACAACTTCCTAAAACTCTAGTATAATATCTTTTCAAATTTGGGAGATACTATGCGTGATTTTCTTGAAAAAGCGAGTGTTGCATACTACTGTGGCTTTCCGTTGATTTCGGATGCAGAGTTTGATGCTCTATCTGCTAAGTATGGATACCATGCAGTAGGTCATGTCGTTACTGACGGCATACCTCACTTGCATAAGATGTACTCACTTCAAAAAGTTTTTAACATACATGATATCCCTACCCCCAACTCAAAGTACATTTGTACTCCTAAGTTGGACGGTGCTGCTGTGTCTTTGACTTATGTTAATGGACACCTAGCACTAGCTTTGACTCGCGGGGATGGCAATATTGGCCGAGATATTACCGACAAACTCGAAACGCTAGTTCCGAATAACATCTCTTTTAAAGGAGAAGTTTTCATTACTGGCGAAGTAGTTTGCCCTTCGACTGTCACCAATGCGAGAAACGTCGCAGCGGGGTCACTAAATCTCAAGGATCTGGAAGAGTTTAAAACTCGACCACTGACCTTCGTGGCTTACGATGTACAAGGCGTTCAGTACGAATTGTACACTGAGGCGCTTTCTCTCTTGGCCCAGGAAGGATTTAACACTGTTGATACCTTCGATTACGCTAACTATCCTACGGATGGTCTGGTTTATCGTATCAACTCTCGTAAATCTTTCGATAAGATGGGACATACAGCTCATCATCCTCGCGGCGCTTTTGCTCTCAAAGAGCAGAAGGAGGGTGTACATACAGAATTGCTCGATGTTGTGTGGCAAGTAGGTAAGTCTGGAGTGGTCAGTCCAGTTGCTATACTTGATCCAGTCGAAGTGGAAGGTGCTCTCGTGAGCAGGGCAACTCTACACAACATTGAGTACATTCGCTCCCTAGAACTAGAAATAGGATGCACTGTCGAAGTAATTCGGAGTGGAGAAATTATTCCACGAATCGTTCGTAGAGTAGACCTAAGAAAAAATAGTTCTTGACTTTTACCTCAGTTTTTCGTATAATATATTTAACTTTTTCGGAGAGCAAAAAATGTTCATAGAAATTGTGCCCCCTACGGATTGTCCATCCTGTGGGTCTGCGCTCGCGTGGGTTAATCACATTTTATATTGTAAGAGCAACTCATGCGAAGCACAAAAATCAAAGAAAATTGAACATTTTGCTAAAACTCTGAAAATTAAGGGCTTAGGTCCTGCTGCTATCGAAAAACTTGATATTCAAGACTTCGATGAAGTCTATTCTCTTAGTATAGAAACTCTAAAAGATAAATTGGGCGAGAAGATTGGTACTAAGTTATATGCCGAAATTCAGAACTCAATTTCAGCACCTCTTAATATGGTGCTACCAGCATTTGGTATTCCATTAATCGGAAAAACGGCAACTATGAAGCTGTCTGAGACTATTAAATCTATTACTGAAATAAATACAGACACTTGTATGCGTGCCGGGTTAGGGCCAAAAGCTACAGAGAATTTATGTAATTGGTTAGACGAGCATTTTTACTGCTTTTATGATGGTGCACTGCCTTTTGATATGAAGTTTGTGTCGCCAAAAAAAGTCGAGCGCAAAGGAGTAGTATGTATTAGTGGACGGTTGAAAAGTTTTAAAACCAAGGCTGAAGCATCTGAAACTTTAATAAATTTAGGATATGAAGTAAAATCCAGTCTTACAAAAGACGCAACGCTCTTAGTAAATGAAAGCGGTATTGAATCAGCAAAAACTAAACAGGCCAGAGAATCTGGCGTATACATTGTCACAGATTTAAAATCATATTTGGAGAAAAAATATGGCACTTCCCAAGTGGACTGATGAGCGCACTGCAGCTCTCACTAATTTTGTCGGAGGCGAAAGCCCCGTATCTCAAGCTACTGTTGCAGAAGCAGCAGAAGAGCTTGACACTTCTGCTCGTTCCGTTTCTAGCAAACTGCGAAAAATGGGTTTTGAAGTAGAATTGGCTTCTGCTGCGGCAGGCAAGACTTTTACTCCTGCTCAAGAAGCTACCCTCTCTTCATTTGTCACTGACAACTCTGGAGAGTACACTTACGCTCAAATTGCGGAGCACTTTGAGGGTGGAGCTTTTTCACCTAAGTCTATTCAGGGCAAAATCCTGAGTATGGAGCTGACTGACCACGTTAAGCCCGCTCCTAAGGTTGAAAGCGTTCGAACTTACACTCCTGAAGAAGAGGCTACCTTCATTCAGATGGTTAATGATGGTGCTTTCGTTGAAGCTATTGCTGAAGCTCTCGGGCGTTCAGTAAACAGCATTCGTGGTAAGGCTTTGAGCCTGCTGCGCTCTGGCGATATTGCTGCCATTCCTCGTCAAGAAACTACAAAAGGTCCGGCTAACGCTGATCCTCTTGCTGGTGTTGACGTTGCTGCTATGACTGTAGAAGCAATTGCAGAAGCTATTGGCAAAACTGCTCGTGGCGTAAAAACCATGTTGACTCGTCGTGGCTTGACGGCCGCTGACTATGATGGTGCTGCTAAGGCCGCTAAGTCTCAGTAATTTTTAGTTGTAAGCGGCTGGCTCCTTAAGGGGCCGGCCTTTTTATGTTCGGGGGAACAGGTTGAATATTTCTAGTGCTTTAATAAAGCAGTGTATTGCTGTGGGAGACTTTGAAACGTGGAGTTATCTACGCAAAGAATATCTTCCGGGTGAATATCATCTGCTATTTGAAGCTATTGATAAGCATTGTGAAATGCATCACCAGTTTCCCTCATTTGATGATCTCAAGTTAAGTATACGACATCCTGCAACAAAAGACAAGGTGTATGCTGTAGAGTCTATTGAAGTAGATATCGAACCAGCAATCTTACTTGAGTATTTAAAAAATGAATATACACAGAAAGAGATTTTAAACTCTCTTGATAGGTATATCGACAATTCTGTATTATTTGCAAGTGCTGAAGAGTCTGTACAAGAGCTACATCAGATAGTTCTTGATATAGAAGAAAAAGTAGATCTTGAGACTCCTCAAGAAAGTATGCAGCGCATACACTTGATTGAACCTCAAGAAGAACTCTCCAAGCATATTGGTTTAGGCTTAAACACCTTATATGACCAAGATATTACATTCGGCCCAAGAGATCTAATTCTAGTGGGAGGACGAAGAGGCTCAGGTAAATCTATTACTTGTGCTAATGTTGCAAATAATATATTTCAGTCTGGGAAATCAGCTATCTATTTTACTATAGAAATGGACAGTAGAGCTATACTGCAACGGTGTTGTTCTATTGCTACTGGAGTCCCATTCTCTCGTATTCGTAGCGGTAATCTCACCAATGTAGAGTGGGAGAAAGTAGCTTGGTGGCAGGCAAGCCGTTTTGTAAATGGCCAAGAACGCCTTTTAGAGTACAAAAAAAGCGAGCAACGAGACTATAATGCTTTTCATCATAAATTAACTACACAGCATGAGCTTCTCCCGACTCAGCAGCTAGATGTTATTTATGACCCAAGTCTAACTATTGCAAAAATAAGAGCAGAGTTAGATAAAAAAGTAGATAGAATTGGAGCAAGTGTTATTATTGTAGACTATATTAACCAAGTTAAACGTTCGCACATTCCTTCGAGAGGAGGCCAGTACGACTGGACAGAACAGATTGAAGTTAGTAAAGCATTAAAATCAATGGCTCAAGAGTATGAATGCGCCGTCTTTTCTCCGTATCAAACAGATGCTACGGGGGAGGCTAGATTTGCTAAAGGCATTCTTGATGCAGCAGATGCAGCGTATGCTCTTGAAACTTGGGATCAAGAGGACAAGTGTATTACCTTTAATTGTGTGAAAATGCGGTCTGCAACAATGAAGAGCTTTTCGTCCACTATGGACTGGGAAAGTTTGAAAATTGGTCCAGAAACTGCGTTGACTCCGAAACAACGTGATGAGATCTCGCACAAATCAGACGAAGAAATTCACGACCTCTGATAAAAATAATGCTTGACACTCCCGTTGATTTGGTGTATAATATATGCTAAATCACGGGAGTTTTTTATTTATGGGAATGATATATGGTTCAATTAGACACACCACATCTGGCAGAGTTAAGAAGAAAGTTCAAAGAAGAGCTAAGAGAGTTATGCGGGCGGTTTCCGTTGACTCTACAGAGCCTTTCCGACGATCCACCCCTGAGTACCCGAGCGGCTCCGATACAGTTGGAGTTGCCGCTCGAGTGGAATCGCCACGTTACACCGGAACACTTGTTAAAGGTATCGGAACCATGCACAAATCAAACGCAGTCCCCATCATCAATGAAGAAGAAATGAAAGATATTGCAAGGATGAGAAGATAATGCACGACGCACTTATAGAACATTGGAAAACTCCAGACACTTGCCCCC